TCCATCAGCGTAAGCCGTCATCGCCACCAGAGCCGGCGGGTTCAGCAACCCGATCGACGTTTCTGTGACCCGTTCGAAGGGAAAGTCCGCCGCGCCCGTGTTAGTCCAGAACGCCATCCCCGAAGGGCCGGCCAGAACGAGGTCTTTGCCCCGGCGCACTCCCCGCGTGAGTGCAAAACCCGCGTTGGCAAAATCAAGAGGGTCAAAAACCGCCGTCCCCAGACCGGAAATATAGAATTCCCCGTTGCTATAGGTCAGAACGAAATAATCATCGATCGAACACACACTCGTCAGCCGTGACGACGAAGCCGGCAGCGACACCGCTGAAACACCATCAATGAGCTGTGCCGACGTGCCAGTATAGGCGCAATTGTCGCTATTATTGACCTGTGCCCAAACCGCGATGAACCTCGTGTTCCGCCCCGTGATCTCTGCAAAATAACAGTAAGAATCGTCGGCCGGCAGGTCGGATTCCATGCCGGTCATATTGTACCAACTCCCCTCGCTCATCCGAAAGAAGCCGTTGCCGCTCGCGTTGTAGAGGTACACTGCGCCAGAGAAGAGCCCGCGATTAACCCCGTCGACATACCCGGTCGGATCCAGAGCCCCGAACGTCACCTGCGTAGTATCCCATACGTCGAATCCGTCGCACGCTAGAATTGGATGCCTCACCTTCGCCTCGCGCCCAAGGTCATCGGCGTAGCAATTGATCAACCGAACCGACGCAATCGCCGGGTCGCGGCCTTCGCCAGTCGAGAGCCCGAGATCGACAGGCTGCGCCATCAGTAGAAGTCCGCCCGAACCGGCGTGCCCGCCGACTGCATTTGCACATGGCGGCGAAGGCGGCGCATGACGACCTCGCGTTGCTGCATCTTTTCCATGATCGATACGGCACGGCCGAACGCAGGGCCGGCTTCGAGCACCACGGCATCCACCATCATATTGAAGACCTCGCTCGGGATGTCCTCGTCGGATTCCCAATAGGTCAACTTCTGGCCCTCGCCGGACAGCTCGGCGTGGAGCATCTCATAGCGCCCGACGACGTAGGTCCGATCGGTCGTGTCCGGCGTCTCGGCGCCGTCGACAACGGCGAGCGCCCGCAGAACTTCATCCGCGAGTTGCGTTGTGGTATAGGCCACGGGCTCAGTCCTTCAGGTATTGGCGACAGATGCCTTCGATCGTCGCGACGACCCGCTTAGTGTCTGCGACCTCGTGAGCCATCAGGGTCATAGCTTCGGCAATGCCGGCGCGGACCTCTGCCAACTCAGCGCGGAGCTTAGCGATCTCGCTCACGTCGAGCTTCTCGACTTCCCGTAAGGTGTCCCGCCGATGCCGGTTGAGCCGCCACGTCATATCCATCATGGCCACGTGATCGCGCTATACGCGGCACGCGCGGCGTCTTGATCCGCCGCCTGCCCGATGGCCTGCTTAGCGGCCAGCCGGGTCTTCTCGATCGTGTACGAGAGCGCACACCACGCCTGATACTTGGACCAGACGATATTCGCGCAGCCCCACAGCGTCGGAGCCTCAATGCCAATGGAGGCGGCCAACGTCGGATATGCCGCGATCGCCTGATCCGCGCTCATGGCGCCGGCCGCAGCCTCGCCACCCGCCATGACCTGCTCTGCCTGTTCGAGCTTTTCGCGGTAGGTCATCGACATCCCCACGCCCGGAGTAATGTACCGGAGCCGGGTTACCTCGGCGTCGTCGTCGATCTGGCGTGACAGGATTTCGCGCAGTTGGTTTAACGGCGCATCCGTCACCACCCACCGCCGGACAACGGCCTCCCCGTCGACAACATCCTCTCGCGTCCTTGTTTGACCTGGCCCGAGACCGGGGCGCGGGGTTTCAACAACGGGCAGCCACCGCCACCCCTGCTTGGTCCCGACTGTGGGGTCAACCCCGCCAACAATGCGATCAATCGCGCCATCAGGCCGTATCAGTGCGAACGTCGTTTCCATGATCAACCCCAGACCGCCGCGCACGCCGTATAGAACCCGATCCCGGAATGATCAGCCGTCACCGTCGTGCCGCCGGTCAATTGCGCGTCCCCCCCGAAATAATGGCAATCCTCCGCCGCGATCTGGTCGTCATACCGCTCGGTTGCCCCTGTGATCGTCGACGATGCAAACGACGACGCGCGATGCGTCGCCGCCACAACCAGAGCCCCGCCGTTCGGTGCGACGATCGACATCGCCGTGTTGTCCGTCGTGACGCTCTCGGTGTCGATGGCCGTCGTACTGGTCAGACGGTCGAGCGCCCAGGTCGCGATTGCGCAATTATTTGCGGTCACGCCAAGCGTCACTGCGACGGTTGCCGTTGTCCCCGTCGTGATCGCGCTATCCGTGATCCATATTTGCGTTCTGTAGTTCGAGACCTGCGTCTCGACGACTAGAGAGCAAGCCGTCCCCGCGACGGTTACGCCTGTTGCATAGGCCGTTGCCTTATAATGACAGGCGACGACGATGTAGCGGGTCGCGCTCGCGGTTCCGATCGCGTGCGAGGTGAAGCTGTACGAGGTCGCGTTGCCGCCGTTCTCGGCTGCCGCACCAAAAGCGACCGTCGCAGGCGCACCGCTACTTGCAGCACCAAACCCGATGAGTTGTTGCAACAGCATCAGGCGTCCGTTGCCGCGTTCAGAGTCAAGTAGACAGAGATCCCAATGAGGCGGGCGTCGATGGCCATGGTGTCGGACCCGTCAGCGACCGTCCGATTGACCTGGAACATCACCAGATCCTCGGCCGCTGGAGACCCCGCGATGGTGATCGCGGACGACGTTGGCCCTATGTAGAGGTCATCGGTTGTTCCGCCCGTATCCGCGCTCGTTTGGGCCGTCCCGAACGCCACATCCGCGGCGTCGTCGTTCGAAATCGCAACAGCCTGCAACCCCCACACAACTCCAAAATTGGTTGTCGTGCTCGCGTGGCTCCACGTCGGCGCGAAGGTTACAGTCCCCTCATTCCACGACTTCGGCATACGGATCGTGAATTGCGCGAACTCCTGTGTGCTGGCGTCGAAATCCAGCGAGTTCAGCATGTTTTTGTTCGTCGTCAGTTCGGCTGTGCCCGTCGCCGCGCCGTTCGTGGTCCGGGTCTTCATCGCCGTCGCCGGCATCCAAATCGTGTGCAACCCCTGTTCGATCGGGTCGCCCGCAAGTGTCGCGTTGGCCGAGAGCGTCAACGTGCGGTCAGCGTCGCCGGTCGTGATGGTGAGCGTTCTGTCGGCCGTGAGATTTGAGCCCGGCGCGATAATCAGATCGTGCGTCGCGTTGGTGTCGAGGATATGCAAGCCGGTGTTGGGCAGCGTCAGCGTCGCCATACCCGACACGTTGTCGCTATCGTCAACCGTGATGCCGGTCTGCTGCACATTCCCGGCCGTGCCGTCGCTGCGCAGGATGCGATTGTCCGTCAGCCCGGAGAGCCGCGGCAGATCGCGCTCCGCCGGGTCGCAGAGCATCACATCCTTAGTGCCCGCGGAAAAGTTGACAGCGCTAGCGCCGTTCGAGCCCGCAATCGTCGTGGTGCGCGCGACGACATGCGAGCCCGAATAGGTGCCAAGAAAGACTTCCCACTCGTTAGCCGAACGGTGCCGGGCCACAAAATAGGCCGTGTCCGAGGTCGAGAGCGTCCCGTCGACCGTGCGAAACCCCGTCGGCGGGGTGTTCGCAAGGGTAAGCGACCCGGTGCCGGTCGTCGTCGAAATGTCAGCGACGGAAGCCGCTCTTACGTGTGCCATTAGCGATATGCGTCCGCGCTAGAGGATGGATCGTGCCACGGAGACGACTGCACAACGAACGTCCCGCGCGCGGCGGCAAGCGTGAACCCGTCCGTGACTTCCCACCGCCACGACCAGCGGCCCGCGTCATCGCCAACCGCGAAATCGCAGGCATAAATCCCGGTGTCGATCTTCTCGATCTCGTCATCCGTGCCGAAGGTGAACGTGGTTTCAGTGCCGGTCGGGCTATAGGTGCGGAACACCACTTCAGTCGGATCAACCAACGTCCCGTCGTTGTCCCGAAACCGGCCGGGAATCCGTACCGTCGTTTGCGGCTCGATGAGCCCTGGACGCATGGCCATTAGGCTGCCACCCTCCATTTCGTGCCGCCACCGATCGACGAGGCCCGAAGCCCGCGACGCGCGGCCAGAACCGACGTTGCGCCCGACGTGATAGCGCCGAGCGTAATGTCCGCGGTACCGTTGCGGGCTGCAGCCGCCGCCGCCGTGCTCGTCACCGCATCGAGCGTGATCGACGCCGCACCTGTCAGCGCAACGGTACCCGTGGCCGCTGCCGTCACCGCGTCCAGCGTGATTGATGCTGTGCCGTTAGTTGTCAGGAACGACGCCGCGCCGGCCGTGACAGCGCCGAGCGTAATGTCGGCCGCCGCTTGCACGATCGGAATGGCTGTCGCCAAAATCTCGACCGCGCCGAGCGTGATGGACGCTTCACCATTGAGGGCAACCGCACCCGTGGCCGTCGTGGTGACAGCGCCGAGGGTGATATCGGCCGACCCAACCAACGGCAGAACGCCCGTTGCCGTCGTCGTAACATCGCCCAACGTAATGGCGGCCGAGGCAGCGAGCGGGAGAAGACCCGTCGCCTCGACCGTAACAGCCCCCAGCGTGGCAGACAGCGCGCCCGACCGCGTGTCGCCGCTCGGGTCGGCAAGATCGCCGCCCGCAACGGAAACGCCCGTGATAGGCGCGCCCGCGATACCGCCGCGCTGGTAGTATTGACTCATCAGGCGTTAGCCGCGGTCAGGGTGAACGCCGTGACAGTGAACGCCTGGCCACTGCTGAACGAGGTATTGTCGACTGTGAGATCCCCGCCGTCGCCCGTCGCCGTCACGGTGCCCTGAGCATGGCAGGTCGTGCCGTCTGAGGCGTAGATGCGGAAGTGCGCCGCCGTTCCCGTCGCGTCAGCCGAGGTATCTTCCCAGGTGCCGCTCTTGGCCTTGGAGCCCGAAGACGCCGCCGCCAACCAGTCAGACGGCAGCGAGCACGTTGCAAGCACCGTCCCGCTGTCCGCCGTCGCGCACGTGGCCGGCGGGGCCCCCGATTTGATCTTGAGCACCGCAGACGTTGAGATTGTCGTTTCGATCGCGTCCAACATGGCGTTGCGGACGGCGACCGAGAGTTGAAACGCCATGTTCTAGCGGCCCCGCCATTGCTGGCAGGGCCTCCCCAGGTTAGAGCACGATGCCAAACAGGCACACGAAGAGCGTGCCGGTGCCGCCTGCGTTGGCCGCAGCGATGATCTTGGCCTGCACAACGGTCTCCTCAGAGAAGAACATCGGGCCGGTCTTGATCCCCGTAATCGGGCGCCAGTTCATGCCCGTCATGAGGTCGGTCACGGTGTCACCCGTGAAGACGCCGCCGTTGAAGAACGCGTCCGCCGTCGCCACGCCATCGGCGTTGTTGGTGTAGGTCGTGCCGTCCGCAACCGTCAGCGTCGCAGCGCCGCCACCGTTGGCCGTAAAGCCGAGGTCGATGTCGAGCGCTTCCGTGCCGGTGTCGATGTCGTCGGTCGCCATGAACCCCCAAAGAACAAGGCTGTTCTTTGGGAGCTTGCACATATTGGCGAGGTCGTTGGCGCTCGGCGCCGAGCCGTATGTGTACTTGCCAAACCAGGCTTTCACGTTACCCGAAAGGCCGTGCCCAGCCACGAGGCCGTTGCTGTACTGGTTCGTTGATACCGTAGCCATAGCGTTAGTTTCCTTCGATTAGGTTGGTACGGATCAAGCGTCAGCCGCGGCGGCAAAATAGCCGGTCACGATGCCGTGGTCCTTGTAGTCGTCGGTGTCGGTCGCGCCACTGCCGAACCTCAACTTCTCAATCTTCATCCACTGCTTGACAGCAATGCCGACGCTGCGCCCGTAATCAAACTCTTCGGTCACGGTCTCGGGCCGCTTGGCCCAAGCAATGCCGAGCGCCTGTGCGCCGCACAGGTAGCAGGGACGAACAACGGCCGACGACGCCCCGACCGCACCGAGCGAAGGGATATCCTCGATCTCATAAATCGCGATATTTTCCCACATATAGTCGGCACCCGTGAACAGCGGGTTATCCAGGCCACGATTGCGGGCTTCGCGGTTGGCAGACACGAACGTGGTGTTGGCCGCGAGGTCGCGAACCATCTGCGTTGGCGCAAAGAGCACGTAGGCGTCGCTGTCGCCAATCTTGCTCTTTGCCTTGAATGGCCGCACCTTCGGGTTGGCGGTCTTTGCAATCCGCTTCATGAGGCTGATTGCATCCGGCGTCAGCTTGTCCGCCGAGGTGTCGACGTTGGCGAGCGCAGCCGAGTGGTCGGTCGTGTGGTTCGAGAGCGCCGCGCCGAACAGCACGCGATCGGTGTTGTCGACCAACCACGCATCCTTCTGAGCCTCCGACGCGCTCGAATACTTGACGCCGTTGATCGAGCCCATCGCCTCGATGATGAGGTCGCGGAAAAGGTTGTCCTCCCAATGCATGAGGACATCTTTGTTCGCCTGCCGGATGTCGATAGCCGTCTTCTGGCCCTCGAACTTCGAGTAGCGAACCGCGTGGCTGTACTCGCGAACCGTGATGCCGAACGAGCGAAGGGTAAGGTC